TCCGTGACGACGTGGCCTGCGGTGGTGACCTTGCGAACTTCGCGCATTCGGCCCGGCGCGATGTCATTGGGCGTCTTGGCGCGAACAGCGGCGTCCGCGTACACCTGCGATTCGACCTGCTCGAACGTCGCAGCGTCGAGACTATCGAGCTTTATACCTTTCCAGCGCTCGCTGTACTTGGCGAGGTCACCCGCCAGACGGCGGCGATACGCCAGCGGCGATTCGCCGACCAACGGCTGCGGCGCACGACCGCCGAGCTGAATCTGCACATCGTCAGCGCGAGCCTGTGCAGCAGTCAGTTCGGCGCGGAACGACTCGGGAACCGGCTGACGGACCAGGGCGCTAAGACGCTTGATCTCTTCGGACTGCTTGGCGAGAAGCTGGCGAACTTCATCCACCGAGTCAGCGCGAGCGGCGTCGGCCTTCTTGGCCTCTTCCTTCTCCTCTTCCTCAGCGTCCTTCTTCGCCTTGTCGGCGGCCATGCGTTCGGCCTTGACGTCTTCAGCCTCGGTCTCGCCCTCGTCGGTCTTCTCCTCTTCCTTGGGCTCTTTCTTCTCCCCGTCCCACGCGTCCATGCGCGAGTTACAAGAGGCGATGTCGCTGCGCAGCGAGTCGATGCCCTTCAGCAGCATGTCCAGCTTTTCAGCGTCGGTGCGCTCGCGCTCTTCGGCGTCCTTGCGGGACTTGTCCTCGCGAGCCTTGGTGTCTTCTTCGGCCATTATGCTTGCTCCTAGTCGTTCGCTGCCTGGTTGTTCGGAGCGCGAACACCCGGCAGCGGGCCTCGCGTCGGTAATCCCGGGGTGAACCGGGAAAGGGTTATCGTCGAGCTACCCGCGAAGACAATACCGCCGCATCCATCCGTAGCGCCGCCATCGCGTTGACAGCGCGTTGAAGCACGCCAATTTCCTCGATAGCATCAGCGCGTGGCGCGTCGTCGAGGTTGGACTGCTCAATTCCTGTGGGGTCGCCGCCCTTGTCCCAAACGCCCTTGGCGCAGATTGCTACATGGTCGAGCAAGGTCGCAGGCCCCTCAAACAAGACATGTGAGCCGTCGTCCATTTTCATTTTGGTCCCGCCGCTCAGCAGCACAGCCGGGGAGGTAGACATCTGCTCCGACTCCAGCTTGTCAATAGCGCTCTGGGAAAACAGCTTTGCAACAGCCCAGACTTCGCTGTCTCGTATGAAAGGTACAAACACCGTTCCAACGACGCGCTGTTCAAACTCGTCGGAATTGAGTATCGACCCTTCAGGGTGCCCCATTACCACAGGAAGACCGTTACACCGCTTCAAGAATCGCTCAGTCACGTAGTCCTCTTCGCGCCGGACGACGTACTCATCCAAGGCTGGGCGGTACGATGCTCCAACGCCTGTAATGCGCAACAGGTACAAGAGCACGTTCTGAAATTTCTGCGGCGAGGGCAACTCGCCCGCCGCCATCAATTCAGCTATCGTAAGCTCATCCGGCTTGAGCATGTGAAGCGCGACCTGGAGGCCGGGGTGAGTGTTCACGCTGCCACCGGAATCTGCGTATTGAGAGCGATGGGCACAATCACGTCTTCCACCCGGAACCACCCCCAAGCCGTGTGCTCTTCATTCAGCACAGGCGTAAATTCGCTCTCAACTCTGCACAGGAACGTCGTGAAGTCCACGTCGTCCTTGACGCGGCGGCACAGTGGCTCGCCCAGGGCCTTAACCTCGTAACCCGTCTCCTCAAACGCCTCGCGAACAGCGGCTTGCACGGGCGTCTCGCCGTCCTCGATATGCCCAGCAGGCAGCGACCACAGGCCGTTATCCGCGCGCTGGCACAGCAGGACGCGGTTGGCCGGGGAAAGGAACAGGACGCCGGAAGCGAAGATCACTTGTGTTTGCGCCCCAAAGAATCAGCACGCTCCACCAACCGCCGCCCGTCGCGCGCCAGCTCGGTCACAGCGTCAACGGCGGCGGACAGGGCGTCGGAACGAGATAGCTTCTTGCCCTCGACTTCGCTCAATCGCCCTTCAATCGCTGACATCCGCGCATCCTCACTGGCCTGTTCGCCTTTGGTCTCCTCGGCGTCAGAACGCTTCTTGGCATACGCAATCGCCACTGCCTGCTTCTGCGGCTTGCCCGCGTTCATTTCAGTCGCCACGTTCTTCGAGAAAGCGGCCTTCGACGTTCCAGATTCTAACGGCATCACGCGGCCCTCGCCTTGGCTCTTCGCTTCTCCCAATGAAGCTTGATTGCCTGTCTCGTGCGCTCTTTCGATTCCTCACTGCGCGAGTGAGTCGCCCAATACTCTTGACGTTTCGCATAAACCTCATCGCTGATTGGCCCGTGGACCCGACGACGCTGGGCTTCACTCATTGCGGCTCTAGCTTCAGGTGACCGCCTAGAGCCTAGGTTCGCTTGGCGAAGCTTTTCCTTATGCTCGTCAGACAAATGTTTCCCGCGCATGTCGTCTGCCAACTGTTTAATGTGCGCCTTCGCCTTCTCAGACTCTTTGATGGACTGACTAATTTTTTCTTTCTGTTCGTCCGAGCGAACCCTGCCTCGGTTGGCATCCCCAATCTTCTTTCGAGTTTCCTCAGACACTTCATGGCCCAGCTTCAGAATAGAGTGGGCTTTCCCGATCCGCGCTTTTGATTCGGCTGTGTGACGACCACCTGTAAACCCCTCGCCGCCGTCCGTTGAATTTGCTAGAGTTTTCCGCCCGTATTGCTTGATAAGGGCTTTCTCAAGTATGAAAGCTTGATCCTCAGTCAGCCCCTCCGCAACCTTCACCACAGGCAACGGCTCACTGGCCTTTGCAATTATCCGACGTAACCGAAGATTTGGGTGCTTCTCGCCCATTTTCTGATGAACGAAACACCTCCCGCGCGTTCCCTTCCCTATGTAACACGGGACGCCATTCCACGGCCGCAAAAGTATGTAGACGTAGAACTCATTCATGCTGCGCGGGCCTTAGACTGCTTCACAGCTTCTTTACCTTTAGCCGTCAGCAACCGTTCCGGAAGTTGTCTCAGGTGGTATAACCAAAGCCAACGGCACCTGCACATCGGCAATTCGGCGGGTTGCGGTATACTATCGGACCAGCCCTCTGGGCCAACTTTCACTAACCCATTTTTTACCGCCCAACTGTCTCTCATCAAGTACACGTTGCCGCTGATTGAGAAGTCTAGCTCTTTGTGGTCTTCTCTGAAATTATAATTCTGCTGCCTAAAATGGCTTTGCCACTTAGCTGCTATCGCGCCGCCGTCGGCCGCCAACACCTGACTCAGGCTAGCGTTCAACTTATGTCCTTGGTCGATGAGAACGCGGCGTTCTACAAAGGGCAATGACGCCATCGGCTTGCTGAGCTCTTCCTTCAGCTTGCGCTTGTCGGTGTCGCTTGCCCCGCCCTTCGGTACGCTTGACGCCCATCCGCTGAACCGGCGCATCGTCTTGTTGATCATCTCTTCGCGGTTGAGTTTGATCAACTGCGCCGACGCCAGAATGCGCCGCTCAAGCTCGCTGTGCAACCGCGCCGCGACGTTCTGCAACCGGAAGCGTTCGACGCCGTTGTGGTCCTTGAGTATCGACCCGCGATTAACCAGCCGTTCGAACACTGCGCGAAGTTGCTCTTTCATCTGCTCACGCAACCGCTCGGGGTTCCGCATCTGATCGGCCAACGCCTCGCGAATGCGGGCTTCCCAGTAGTCGAGGCGCTCTTGCGAATCGTAACCATGCTCGTCGAAGTCGGCGATGGCCTCGGTAAGGATTTCTTGGAGGGTCAATTGCGCCCCCAAATCGTGTACACTGCCCACGACAGGAAGCGCACGAAACACAGCACACTAACGACGCTGACGCACGCGACGGCTAGGCCCCAGATGAGAAGCGCGAAGACCGTCACGACTTCGCCCTCTGGTATTCTTTCTGCAACACGTGGCTATCGTGGATGGCGTCGAAATACGCATCCAGGCACGCGTGCGCACGGTCCCGGGCCAGCCCCATCTGCATCGCGTCATTGGCGTCGACCGACGCGACGACGAACTCATTCAACTCAGTCTGGAACATGGAGAATGCTCGACGGGCTGAAGCGAAGGAGGCGAAGAGGGGTTGGACGGAAGACATTACTTTTTGTAATCTGCCTAGTTAGTGTCATGGTCGGAAGCAAGGATCACTTACGCGCCCCTATTCGCACGATCATCGAGTTCTTTCTCGACCAACTTGCGCACCTTGGGGTCAGTGTTTGGGTGCCTAACAGCGTGCATCAATTGTTCTTTGGATGCCGACTGAATCTTCTTAGTTGCTTCCGAAACAGTAGACTTTCCCCCACCGCCTCCAGACTTGCGGGCCTCTGCTGCGGCTTTGCGGGCCTCCTCGGACCAGTCGTCTTTCCTCGCACGCTCCAGCGCGTCGCGCCGGCTGACCAGCGCGTCGGCGTCCTTACGCAACTCGGTGAAGGCGTCAGCGACTTTGTCCAAACCACTCATCGTCCAATCCTCTTGACCATATCCTCAAGCGCCACGAGGCGCGGACGGAGACCTTCCTCGCTAGGCCGCCCTAGCCAGCCCGCCACGCCGCTGTCGGTCGCGGCGAAGGGGTTACCCGGCTTAGGCTCTTCCTCGGCTTCCTGAGGCTGCGGAGGCTGATAGGTACGCAACTCTTCGTAGTCCAGCTCCAGCGGCGTCGTGAACAGTTCCCGCGTCGCATTGAACTGGTCCGCCAGCCACTCCGTGAGGCGCGCGGCGTTCTCAGGATCAACCTCAGGACGCAACACCTGGAACGCGGCTACCGCAGCCTTCAGCTTGACGTCGGCGACGCGGACCTGCTCAGATTCAGGCTCGCGCAACAGTGACGGCCATTCCGCACTGAACGCATTCGTCCAGGAGTAGAACGCCTCGTCATACGACATCTGCCCGTATTCTTCCGGGAACTGCTCTTGCAGCGAGGCGTAGAACCGGGGGTTCCAGGCGCGGCGCTGTGTGACCATATCCATGAAGCTGTAGACCGGGGCCATCCACTCGCGCACACCGTCAATGTAGGCGGACACTGCCTTGGCGTCCTCGGTGCCCTCGCCGAAGCCTTCGGCAAATGTCTCCTGGTTTAAGAGCTTGGCGGGCATGTCTGCCGCAGCGGCTATATTTTCCAGAATATGCTTGCGCGCCACGGCTAGCGGGCCATCGATGTTCGTAAGGTCGAGGGAGGTGACTGTTTCACCTTCCGCCACTGAAATGACGTTGTCCGTCTGGCCCACTTGCAAAAGGCGGCGCTTGAAAGCCGCAGCCGTAGCCATAATCGCGTCAACTATCGAACCCGCCATCTTGAGAGAGGCAACAATCAACCCAACCTTGCGCGCCACCATGTCGTCAGCGCGCATCGTCTGCACGAACGACTTCAGCGGGTACAGGCAGCGCTGATAGACGCTGCGACCCACGAACCCGAACGACGACGACGTGTACGCGATGTAAATCGGTTGTTCGTGCATCAACGTCACGGTGCGCGACCTATGGTAGCGCGTGCCGTTGACCGCGATGTCGGAATGCTTCTGGAAATCCGGGCTGTTTGGGTCCTGATTGAGAACCAACGACCCCGCTGTGTTCAGTGGATCGAGAACGTTGAACGCAATCGACTCGTCCGCCAGCGCTTTGGCGTCCAGCGGTTCGCTCGGCTTCCCGTGCTCAGTCAGCAGTGCTATAGACGCAATGCCATAGACGCGAGCTTGGGTGGCGACGCTGCGAATGCGCTTGGTGCACTCGTCTTCAGCCCATTGGTCGAGGAACGCCTTGCGCAGCGTCTCTTCTGGCCCGGTCTTGACCGTGATGTCACGCGGGAGGAACTGCGCCATCTTGATTGGCGACTCAGCGAGCTTGGCCCCCACAGGATGATAGAGGTATAGCGCGCGGCAAATAGAATAACCGGGTTCGGACCCCGGCTCGATGTCGTCACTCATCAACAAAGCTGAAAGGCTGCTACCAACGGAGGAACCTTGAATGGTTACGCTAGCCATTTAGGCTTCCTCTTTTAATGTAGCTTTGGGTCGAACGACTCCTGTTTTCCTCGCCGATATGCGCTTCCCGCACTCAAGCTCTGCCATCCGTTCCTTAGTTCGTACAGATATCCTGGCCGCACGCGCCATCCGTTCCTCGTCTGTTAGACTGGCGTGGTAAGCTAACGAAGCCTGCCGATGTTTCTCTTTCGTCGACTCCCGCGCGTTCGCTGCTCGAAATGAGGCTTTGGCTTCCTCGCTCTTTGGCTTTCCCTTCAACCCTCGGCTAATCGCTTGCGCATGTTTTTCGGTCTTTGGCTTGTCTTTACTCGCAACCGACATCTTTCGCCGAGTCTCAAGAGAAGCGACATGATCTGTATTAGCGCGGCTGATTTTTGCCCGCGTCTCCAAGGACGGGACCCAACCGCCCACTCCATCCCCGCCATCCGTCAAGTTCGCCAGACACCCTGTACGCGTATCCAGCCTTCCGTACAACTTGATCTCAGCCTTCTCCCGAAGACAGGCGGCTTCCCAACCCAATCCATCAACCACAACGATGACGGTTAACGCCTCAAACCCCAGCTTACGGGCCTTGGAAAAAATACGCTGCAAGATGCGATTCGGGTGCTTGCCCAACGCAGCCGCCGCCGCGTGCTCATGCGGTCGGCCCAGATGCCCGATCCCCACATACGCCACTGTGTAAGGCGAGTAGGGTCGAACCAAATGATAGCAGCAGAACGTAGCCATCAGTTGACTGCGGCGCTTTCAGGCTGATTGTCGAGTTCCGCCGCGACTTCCGCTTCCGCCGCGTCCACGAGCTGATTGAGCACAGTCCGCAGCGAATTGGTCAACTCCACAGCAGCCTCGAACGGCAGCACCACCGAACACCGCGCGACCGGGGAGACACCTGGAACGGCGCTCTCACTGAATACAATCCGCACTGAGTCTACGCCGGCCTGCATAATCAGGAAGTTGTTGACGAATACCGCAGGCGTCTGCCCTGCTGCTGTCATGTTGGCGAGCTGAGTCGCCTGCATAGGGTCGATGGTCTGTGTCTTAAGGTTGATGTCGTCGGTCATTTGGCTTCCTTCCCCTCAGAATGGTTACAGCAACTGGACTCTTTGAACAACCGCACCTGGCCGCTCAGCAAGAACTTCCTCAAACGGCCGTGGATCAGCAGCCTCGGCGTCGGTTGCACCGAAGAACTTCTTCCTCCAGAACGCTCGGGTTGACTTGACTTCGCTATCAACCATCGGCGTTGGTTGTTTAGTTGTCGCAATGGTCATTTGGTTGCCCTTCCCTCAGAACCCGCCACTATCGCCCAGCGTCAACGCGACGCCGTAACAGAAAGTGTCGAGCAAATCGTCATCCTGGTCCTTCAGCCCGACGCGATAGCCAATCACCTGCTTGCGGAAATGGTTCGCTGTCTGCCCTTTGTAGTTGACCAGCTTCTCATACGCCGCCACAGTTATCTTCACTTGGCGCTTGTGGACGTACCCCGAAATATTGATCGCCCGTTCGTCTTTCCCGAGCGAGGTCAACTTACTGTCAATCGCCCGCGCGGGCCACCCACGCTTGGACGCTTGCTGAATCAGGATCATTCCCGAGGCTTTGTCCTCGATCCAGGCACCCAGCGACCCATGTGCCGCGCCCACCTGAATCGCCAACGTTTCAGCTTGCTTAAATATGCCCGGCAGCCAGGTCTCTAGCAGAGCGCCTTCAATCTGAGCAATGTCCCAGTCGAGCAGACACGCGTGCGGCGTAGGGTAACGGCTGTAGGCCCAGAAGCAAGCGGCTGTGCCGTCGTGTTCCTTGCCAGTCTTAGTCGCCGAGTCAATTGTGACCAAAACCGCATCACACCGAGCAGGGTAGGGCCACGGGTTACCGTCTGGATCCAGCAGCGACGGCAGCGAAAAGAACGCCTCCCCTGACCAATCAACGAACTCAGCGAGGTACTCTTGCTGATACACGAGCGGCGGGTACTCATCCTGTAACGCCGCTACACCAATCGGGTCTAACGTCGGATTATCGCGCGTCGGCGCGTAGAACTCTCGGAACCCGGTCTCATTCAGCGCAGACAAGCGCAGCTTCGGGTCCGAACACACAGCGTAGAAATAGTTCTCAGGGTCAATACCCTTAGGCGTGCCGGCCATCGTCAGCGTTCCGCGACGATCAAGCAACGTGGGCATAATCGCCTGCTCTACGATCTCTCGCAAGCCTTTCTTTTTCAAGCTCGCTTCGTCAATCACCGCGTCGTCGTAGTCGCGCGACCGTCCCGCGTCCTCATTGTCAAGGGTCCAGAACTCCATCAATCCGCCCGTCTTGAGCTCGATAATGGACTCTGTCTTAGATGCGTGAGCAACTAGGCCGTCGCCGAACAGACGCAACAGACGCGTATAGGTCGGGCGCGCTATCTTGTAATCAGGGCTGAACCAGCCAACTTTACGCCCTAAGATTGCGCGCTTGCTGAATGTAGTCTCTAGCAGCTCAGTCTTGCCGAAGCGCCGCCCGCAACGAAGCACATTGCGCGGGCCTAGCTGCTGGTAGATTTCACGCTGGCGATGATGGAGCGGGCGATACTTGATCCTAGCTCCCGGCATCAGGGTCGTTCTCTATCACCACGCGCAACACGTTCGCAGTGTCGGCGTCAGTAGACTTGGCGTAACGGTCAGGGTCCCAAGCCTTCAGGTAACTCAGTGCGGCCTGGGTATCAGCGGGGATGTGCGTGACTATCGGTACCCTAACGATCTCGTCGTCTGACGTTTTGACGATCTTCTCCCCCGGTTGTACGTAACCCACCGCCCTCTGGTACAACGCGGCCTCAACCCTGTCCCGCCGAGCTTGGTCATTGGACCGCATTGCCGCAGCGAACTCGGGGTAGACCATCACCCACAAATTTACGGTATCGATATGCACACCCAGCAACCGGGCCAACTCTGTGATTGTGAAGCCTACGTTCGCGGCCTGACGAACCTGCTCTACGAATCTGCGGATGTAGCGAGGGGGTGCCGCACCCCCGTCCTGTGGCAATCCAGGCCCCGGCTGCGGCCTACCCCGCCTGGGGGTTGTTGCCATTGGCTACGCTATCCTGCTGGAGTTCCTGTTTGAGAATATCTTCTAAACCGGGTGTAACCGGGTTTAGGGTCAGATACCAACCCGATGGGGCGACTCTTCGTTCCAGGTCGAGCCCAGAGACGTGGCGACACCCACCAATCTTTCTTTAACCCGTTTTATCGAAAAAATAAAGGGGCATTATTACCTCTCGACCATTGATAGAGAACTTTGCTCTCCGCGCGCCCGGCCGGGGGGAACCTTCCACGGTCGCCTCCTCTCCTGCAAGAGGTCCGTGGACCACCAACAACGCCCTCCCCTTGGCGAACCTCACTGTTATGTCCTCAGGTAGATTATCCAGCTCCCCCTCCCGTTCTGCCTGAATCAGAACCTCTATGTCGCGGTCGCGAGCACGGGCCAAACCCCCATACCCGTCCCGCAACCACGTGTGGTTGATATGGGTGCCTCGGAGAAGTCCCTGTTGTACAACAGGGTTGGTCATACGGACCAAGACATATGGCCCCAACGCCGGGCGCACCACCTCCGCCGGTCTACGCGACCTCGCGGGTCTGCGCAATTCCTTCCGACCGGGCGCGTAGACCTCAACCCCAAAGTCCGAGGCCCGCGCTCTGAAACTCCAGACTTGCGCTGTCATCATGTGAGCTACTGCCCAAAAAGAATCGCCCATGGTACCACCCTGTCGTTAAAATAACCCTAGCCGCGCGGAAACGATAGTGCTATAAAGCCCCGGTTTCCTAGCGTCACCGCGTGCTACCTTCTTTTTCGACCCCGCCATATTGTTTCTCACCCCTGATATTATTTGGGTCCGACCAACTAATAGGCAAAACAATAGGCGCTCACCCTAGAAGACCGGGGGGAAACGCCCCAACCTATTATTTTATTACCCGACCCGCATAGGTGCACGCGCCGCCGCGCGCTACGCGTGACAATAAGTAATAGGTCTCGCGTATACGCCCGCGAATCCGGGCATCACCGCCTATTATTTGGACTATTATTTGCTCACCAACTGACAATAGGCAGTGCAAACCCCCGGTTTTCATGGCCCTAGGCCCCTACCCCTGTACCAACCCAAACAATCGTCACTTCTAGACCCCACGGTTTCCGGCCCCTTCCGAGGGCACCTTTCGCGGGACCCGCTTATTTCGCCCTGTCCCGGACATTATCCCGGTTTCTCGTGCCTCGCGTATCAACCCGTCGAGCATGGCCTTCCCCACCCCGAGCCGCGAAGCCAGATCGCTATTCGACAACCCCAGCGCCCTGAGCCGCACCACTTTACGCACCATTTCCGTTCGCTCTTCCCCAGCAAGGTTCTTCTGCCTAGGCCCCATAACGCCCTCCGTTAGCTAGTATTTCCGCTACCTGGGCCCAGTCCCACTTCCTAGGCCCCCCGGCCCACACCCCCAGGGGTTGAACCGCGCGCAACCCACCCCCGGCCAACGCCACCACGTCGCCTCCCGCGTACAACCATAGCTCGTCCACCCCGTTAGGCCCTAGACGGCCTTCCGAAGGCCCTAGGGCGGCTTTCGCCCCCTCGCCTGGGCCTAAGCGCCCCTCACCCCTCACCCCAACCCCTAGGGCTTCCCTGACCCGCCTAACGGCTACGAACACCGAACCCCCTAGCCGCGCCCGCCGCGAAATCCACCCCGGCTGAAGCGGCCTGAATTTCACGGCCCAGGCATGCGTCGCCTTAAACTCGATCCACCCCTGCCCGCCGCCCGGCGCGCAATACTCCGAATCCGGAGCGCCAGGGGCCGTCAGGGGCGACTCGATGCTAGTCCACTGCCATGTAGGCATACGGTGGCGGAACTCAACCCGCAGGCCCCCGTCAGACTTGCCCATCAGCAGCCCTCCCCCGGGCGCTTCCCCTTAAGCGCCTTCTCTACAACCCGGACGACCTTGTCCGCCGCCGCTACCTCCAGCGCCAAACGTTCCCGCCGCCGCCGCGCCGCGTACAACTTGCGGTGAAGCTGGGCATAGGCCGCAGACCCAGGTTTCGGGGCCTTCATAAACTATACTCCGGGTTACTTACGGGTCACAAATCTAACCTTTTGCGTTACTTACGACAGCCGCAGACTACCTTCGTTAGACCACCCCCGAACGTCTCGTCGCTGGCCCCCACGAATTAGGAACTGGCCTACGGTAATACCAACATGCAACAAGCGGAACCTGTACCACGACGGCGTAGTCGGAAGCCGAGGGTTGGGTGCGACCCAAATTACACGGCGCGCATCGGCCCCCCGGTTCTCCGGCCCCAGTAGACCGAGCACCCACTGCGCCGACGCGTAGAGCCCTCGGGGCTCGTACACTTCTAGGCCCGGTGGGCACCGGGTGACGGGCTTACCCAGCAGAGCCTCCGCCGCCGCTCGCGCGTCCGGTGTGTCCAGCCTGAGAAGCGCGAGAACCACGTCAGCTTGGGCCATACCCCCGGCCATGAGCACTTCAAGCGCTTGCCGGGGGTAAATGGGTAGGCCCAGGGCCTTCAGCACCTGGGCGAGAGTGTCTTCGGGTATCGCCTCAACGGCGTTAGCATAGCGGGTAAGCATGGTCTTCAAGCCCCGTATTATGAGTGTTTCGCATTAAACCCCGCAGGAGCGTCCTACTCCTGTGGGGTTACCACTCTTCACGCCGCCTGGGCCAACTCCTTCCATTCCTGAGGCCCCAGTTCAATAACCCTGCCGCCGACATGCTCCAGCCGGGTGGCTTCATCGTAGTCCTGTTGGTCATTTGCAGCCGACGTGATGGCGTTGGCCAAGCCGAACTGATTGAGTTGACCGCCCCGGATCAGGTGTTGGAGAACGCTTGTGCGTTGCCCGTTGTTCAGGTTCAGCTTCTTAGCTGTGACTTCGACCACCTTGACCGGGTCAGCGGTCATCTCACGCTTGAGTGTGAGTTCCACGGTGGCCAACCGCTCGTCGAATACCTCGGGGGCCAGGGCCGCTTTGACGGTGTCGCGGAACTGGAGCCAGACTGCCTTGTCCGTCGCGCGGCGGGTGTCGTCGCTCAGAACACGGTACAAATCGTCCTGGAGTTGCAACTGGGCGCCGACGTGATATTTGCGCATTCCGGCTTGAGCCCACCACCAGCACAGGTTCGTGCAGCCGCCGTCGAGATAGCCGCCGACCACGCTGAGCGAGCCGTCGCCCACTTCTGAGTTGCTGATCTGGATAGCGGGGACAGCGTGGCCGTTGGGAATTTTGAACATGTTATTGCCGCCGTCGCCCATTCGCGCGCCCACGGGCAGGTAGCGTTGGATGGAGCGGTCCACGGCTTTGATGTACAACTTTCGTTCGGTGAGTTCGCAGGAGATGACATCCAGGCCCGCCGTGGCCAGCGCGGGGAGAGCGGCCTCGGCGAGGTCGAAGTTGCCGAGCGGGCGGTAGCGGTCGCTGAGGAAGGCCCGCGCGTCGCCGTCGAGCGTGCGCACCATACGCTTCTGGGGGTTAGCGTGGAGCCACGTGTTGACGTTATCCATCAACAGGCCGGGTGCCTCGGCCCGCATGCGGTCATAGTACGACTGCGGAATCTTGGTGTATTCAGCCACCTGCCTGTGGGCCATGGGGTTGACGCCCACTTCGATGTCACCAAAGCCCAGGCGGAAGCCGGGGGTATCCCCGGTCATGCGCACGGCCTCCGTGCTCACGATGAAGTCGCGTTTTGTCGCGGATTGGCGTTCAATCTCGGCGGCGAGGTCAGTGAGACTGCGTCCGGTTTTCATGATTGTCCTCCTACTTGTTCTGAGCGGTATACCCCAGCCCTGGGGTTGGCCTCATCAGCACCCGCTTAACGGGTGGACGGCGGGGGTCTCACCCCGCCGTTTCGGCCTTCACATCACGCGGCCTTTTCGAGCTTCTTCTTGAGCTTCTCGATGCGCTCCGCGGCGAGTTCGGGGTTCTTTTCGAAGCCGCGAACACGCGGGGTCCACGCCTTGAAGAAACCATTCGCGTGGGCTTGTTTGATCAGCGCGTTGTAGACCTTCGTCTCCTCGGTGACTTCGGGGTTCGCGGGCAACTTCTTGATATCAACTTCCTCGACCAACGGGTTCTCCTTCTGGGTGACGGTCGGAACGACCGGGGTGTCCTGCACGGCTTCGACCGGCGCAGACTTCTTGACCGCCTTCTGGACGCGGGCCTTCTCGTCGGCCTGGCCCTGGGCGAAAGCGACGATGGACGAGTGGAGCGCAGCAACGCGCTTCCCCCCGGCTGTCTTGTCGCTGAACTTTTTGACGGGGGTGGGGCCTTCGAGGCCCAGCGTGCCGGCCACGGCGACCATCTGGTTGAAGGCGTCGACCAACTCGGCGTTGGCGAGTTCGGACAGGGGCAGCGGGTCGCGGGACGTGGCGTCGAACTTGCGGCCTTTGGTGGTGATCTGGGTGTTCACGGTGGTCCTCCTGATAGGGTTGAGGCCCAAGTGGGCCTAGAGCCGGTACAAGCCTGTGGACTCCGCACAGGAGGTGAGACGCCTCCTGGCCGCAAACCACAAGTTGGCAAAGGGGTTACGCATCAGTAGCTGTGTCAGTCGTTCCAGATGCGCAGTTCGACGCACCCGAACACCTGGCGGCCTTGGCGGCTGTGATCGATTGCTTGGTCATCTGTTTGTCCTCCTACCGTAACCCCGAAGCCCTTCGGGGCGGGCCGCTCAGGCCGTACAAATATATCTAAACCTATTTTTACAAAAAGCAGCACCATTAGGTTAAGCCCTTGATATTATTAGCCCTACCTTAGGCCCAGTCACCCAGTCACTGGGCGTATGGGGCTTAACCCGTTGATGCTGTTTAAGAAGTTGCGCGCGGTTAGTTGTTACCCCTTTGTAACCCCAATAAAACATGGATCACGTTTTACCTAACGCCGACTCTGCCGCTGCTTCCGCATATGTTGCATTGTACCCGTCGGCTTTGTTCTTAGCCGCCCGGCCCCAGGTGACGCCATACTCAACGTCAACCATCATAGGTACAGTCAAGGTCACGACCTCGCGCATGAGTTCTGCGACCCGTTCGCCTTGAGCCTCGCAATTCACGCTAAAATCAAGTTCATCGTGCATCTGGATT